CAGGGATCATACTGGCCTGACTGTCGAGAATTACCTCCATTATATAGAGGAAGACACAGAACAGAAATCTAAGATAGATAGTGTTAGTGAGGCATTTGGCCTTGAAGATCCGGATGAAATAGACCAATTCATTCAGAATCGCGTCCGGACTTTGATCCTGTCTATACCGGAATTAAAATCCATAAAGGAATGTCATGGTACCGAATTGGTTAAAAAGAAACCTTTTTATGGATTACAGCATAACTATTTTTCTAGTATGATTTCTCCTCTAAGAGAGTTCCAACCTATCGTGGAAGCTGAAATTAATAGCTTTGGCACTGATAGGGGCTCACTAAGAACTGTAGTACATGGCCTCCTCGAACCCTTAAAGGTTCGTGTTATAACTAAAGGAGCCGCCCTTCCTTATTGGCTTACGAAAGGGTTCCAATTACTACTCCATAAGGGTCTTAAAAAATTAACCCCTTTTAGATTAATAGGAGAAGAGATAAATACGAAGCATCTTGAAGAAATGGCTTCATACTATACGTTAAATAGCTATTATGCCTATGAGCCCCATCGTCTCAGCTGGTTCAGTGGTGACTATCAGAGTTCTACTGATGCTCTATCTACTAGCCTGAGTAAATCGATTATGAGTTATCTATTCCTAGGATATAAAAATAGTTTCTTAAATAAGAATATCGATAGGAAAAATAACAATTCACATAACATGGATCTTATTAATAATTATCATAGGTTATGTGAATCATCGACTTTTAACCAAGTCATTAAATACAAAGAGTTACCTTATACAGGTACTCTTGACGTTGGTATCGATGGGGTCACTCCAACCGGTGTGGAGGAAGAAGAAGAAGGAGCTGATGAAGGGCTTATTAAAGAGGAAGACCCTGAGTTAGTTGCCGAATCCGATCGTATTAATGAAGAACAGTTCCAAGCCTGGGAACGTCTCAAGAAGGATTCGGAAGAACACTGTAAAGAAGTTGCAAAAACAGGCCTGAACCCTAATTTTAAAATACTGGCCAG